CCATCGACATACCAACTACGGAACAGATCATGACCATGTTCTTCAAAATTTAACATAGAACATATAGCGTCAAACTCTTCATGTAAAGTTTTCTTAATCTTATCGGTAGTTTCTACTTTATCCAAATCTAATGATACCGAAGCTTCTAATTCTGAAGCCACTACAGATTCATTAACAATATCCTCAATTGCAGCATCCACCTCTGGGTGTTCCGCAATACCTCGATATTTTTTGATTAACTGATGGTTGTCCTTAGCGGACTTACCATTCATATCAACATACTGACCAAAGTGTGAACCGGAAGCGGTTATATAACCAGCTCCATCCTCATCAACCTTGGGAACTATAGAAGGAAGTTTTTTGTTTTCCTCACCAGAAGATTGTGACTTGGATCTTTTTAATTCGAATCCAAATGCTTTTAGAATACTATTGTCTTGATCTGCCATACCTTTACCCTATAATATAATATGGAGGGAAGAAACCTTCCCCCCGTATCATATACTTATACCAATATTAACTAGTAGTATCTGCTTCCCAGTACTGTACTTGGAACTCCACAGTGAACTCTTCTAGAGTATCTACTGTATCATAACTTAACTCGATAGCACTTAAGTTTGTCGGAAAACATCCACGGAACTTATAAGTCTTAAGGACTGATCCATCTTTATCTAATTGTTCTACAAGTAGGTCAGCTTGGTATGCTACAGGGTTAGTTATACCTGTATTTGCACTATGACCGTTCATCCCATTCATCCACCTTTCCAAAGCATTACGCACTTCGAAACCAGTGTCGTTAATTACAGTAGGAGACCATACTTCAAAAGTACGATCACCAGCAATCTTTAACTGACGACCACGGAAAGGAACCTCAATAACATTCATGATTGATGCTGGCAATTGCGCAGCTTTACACATAAATGAAGTGAGTTCCACATCACCACCGGCATATACTGGGAAGTTGACTGTTGCACGGAATAAATTAGGACGTGCACCACCACCTTTTAATTTTGCTTTAAAATCATCTACTCTTAATGACATGACTATTCCCCTTATACTGTGCCAACGACTTCTTCAAAATCAACACCAGTTCTAACAGCTACGAAGTTTAGAGTTACGTAGTTGATTGAACGTGCTGGTTTGATGAAGCAAGATGCTATAAATTCGTTACGGTCAATAACCTCCGGAGTATTGTTTGTTTCATCACAAACAACTCGGAAATCACTGATACCACGACGACCCTGAATTTCTCTTAGGAATGGTTCTACAATATTGACAAACTCTGCACGAGTGAATTCATCGTTGAATTCAAACATAACGTTTTGTCCAGCTTCGCTTATCGCTCTTTCAATTACTAAGAATAATCGACGAACATTAATACGATCGAATGCTGAAGGACGTTTTAGATGAGTTTTATCACCGAACAACATAATACCTTGACCCGACATACTTACAATTGGATTAACACCTAACTTGTACTGTTCATCACGTTGAGTCTTAGTTGGATTATGTGCTAGTTCAGTTACCCCTAGGTACTGACCTCGACGTGATCCAGCTGGCGAGAACCATGGCGCTGAAACCGCATCGGATGCTGCCATAATACCAGCTGTTGATGATGCAGCGGGAATGAAGACATATTTATCATTGTACTTATCGTAAACTTTCAACCAATTTGAATCTACTACCAAGTAAGAAGTGTTGTAATTGTTCGCAGTGATATATCCAGAGACATCACCAGAAGTTGCGGAATTGTAATCCACAGAAACCACAGCAACACAATCTTTTCGTTGTTCCGCAATAGAAACTAACTTAGAATAGAGAGATGGGATGTCATTTAGACCTCCAGCTGGACCAATCAAAAAGTCGATCTGAATTTCTTCTTTGTTTTCAAATTTATCGTAACCGTCTATATAGTGGCTTGTGTTTGGATTGCCATCAGTACCACCACCAAGATCGAAATCTATAAATGTTGGGACTGACGTAAAGTTTATCCAAGAAGATCGATTTGCAATAACATCGACGATATAATTAGTAGTTCCATTAGTTGTTAGTGCACCATCAACAGTTGAAAGATATTCGAAAGTTTCGGTAATAACACCGTCTACTAACACAACAACATGTACCTCATCACCTTCTGGCGCTGAAGTAAACGCGGATGCGTAAGTCCAATTATCGAATTCATTAGTGAGTTGGTCAGAGTCAGCAGCATCTATTGGACCACATACTGAAACGTCGATTTTGTTTCCAAGAGAGCCTGGATATTTACCCTGACAAACACCATCGGATGATTTAGCGCCTGGATTAACGTTTACAACATATAAACTTGAGGAGTATTTTAGGAAGTATGAAGCGGAAAGGAAATCTCCTACATTCACGGTTCCGGTGTTAGGGTTTCCGAAAACAGAGGCCAATTCAGATTCATTACCGATTAGAATTGGTTTGTTGACAGGACCCCAATTGAAGTCACCTACTAATGCACCAGTCGTAGAAGTGACAGCAGGAACCGTTCCTGTCAAGTCAATTTCTTTGATCTGTACTGCTGGTGACTCAGAAAATTTAAGAGTCATGATAGTGTCCTTTTTAGTTAAGGTATAATAAGTTAGTCATAATACGGAATTCTTTCTCAATAGTTCTATTTATAATTATTCTATCTTTGACTTACCAGTCTTCGTCAATAATGTGTGTATGACCTATATCATGCCATCCTGTATCGTATATATTGTCAGATTCTATCCGATTAATAAAATCTGAACCGTCGTCTATTATACCGAATGGTGGCACATCTTGCTCTATCGCAACCATTTTTTCCTCAAACATCATTCTTTTCAAATCTATATCGGTCATATCGGAAAAGAACTGGGTTGATACAAAGTAACCAAACATCACGAGGTTCATCATTAGATCGTCGTGATTTCCATTGGAAGCCTCATATGAGGTCCCTTTAGCTGTAAAGGTTGATACTTCTGATATAGTTTGTTCATCGTGAATATCTAATTTATTATTTTCCAACAAATCCTTTACCGCAGAACATCCAAGTCTTTTCACCTTCCTTGTCATCTCTATACCCAAAGCATTGGCTTTAATAGCCGACTCTGTATGCAAGTTCTCATATTCTAGTTCGTAGTACAAACCGTTACAAACTACTTGACCTTGATCGTTAGCTTCGACAACCGTATATGCGTTATTGTAGAGAATCGAATACTTATAAATAATGTTTGGAAAGAGTATCGGAGAAATACTATTATTGCGATACACCGCAACCTGTTGAAAGGGTTGGACTGTTATATCGATTACGTTGAACGTACTGAAATCCTGACCTCTTCCGCGTGCTACATCTACGAGAGTGATGTATTGATGATCCTTGATAGGGTCCTTATATATTAATAGATCTCCCTGTTCTAGGGATCTTTTGTAGGGTTTCGCCCTCAACTTAAGTAAGGTATCCCCTTTGACTAGGGTATTGCCAGTACCAAAAAAGGTATTTCCGAATTCCTGATCGAATTGCATTTGTGATGTGTTGGAAATAGTTTCTTCTTTCCATTTGTCGTCTCTGCCGGGCACATCCCACCAATTAACTTCGAATGATTTGTACTCGTTGACTTTTTGTTTTGCACCTGTCCAAATCCTCTCGAATACATTACCGATACCATTCGCGGTAGAAGTAATAATAACCTTGGTATTTCTACCGGAGGATACTACTGGGTAGGTTGAAGTGTAGAACTCTGCATCATTATCCACAAACGCGAACTCGTCTAGAAACAATAGATTTACGGACATACCTCGAATAGAGGAACCAGAAGTTGCAGCTGCAATGATTCGTGAGTTGTTACTAAGTTCTATAGAACCCTTGTTGAGTGCCTTACATCCCGGCTGTAGAAAGAAGGGAAGATTCTCCAACATAAGTGTCACACGCGCAAGCATTTCTCTTGCGGTAGCACCTTTGTTCGCAAGAACTGCGATAGTTTTTTCGGGATGAAATAACGCATACCAGAGAAGGTATGCTACAGAACTTATAGATTTGCCTGACTGACGACACGCTAATACAATAGAGAATCGATTATCGTTAAAGTGATCGAACATATCTTCTTGATAATCATAGAGATCAAAAGGTACTAGACCTTTATCAAGTGATATAATTTTAACATAGGTTCGAGCGAAGTACGATGGATCTTCCATGCACTTTTTATATTCTAGAAGCTTCTTCTGTGTCCACTCCTCTTGTACACCGTCACGTTTTACGTTAGGGTTTCCGAGATAGTGTGCAGCGGTACTAGATTTCGTTTGATCCAGAACTGTCGATTGCATCTTCTGCTTCAATCACCTTTTCTTCATTATCAAGGTTTCCCAACATTCTCTGTAAGTCTGTTGTCGAACCTATAAAAACATTATTATTTGTAGTTCCGTTTGGAAGCGCATTGGTGCTTTCTTCCGGTTTTTTGATGTCCTTATGTTTCTTATTTAGATCCATAAGTTTATCATTAACATCGGAAATATTCTTAATCATTCCCGACAAAACCTCAAAGGCTCTAGGGTGTTCACTTTCCCTAGCGACCTGTATCATCAACTCAAGAGATTCTCGGCCCTTTTCGATTAAATCGTAATAAGTATCTCTAGAATGTTCATAATCATTTTCAATGTTATTTTCTTTATCAGATTTCATTTCCATCATTATCCAAGTATTTCACATTAAATCCATAGTCACTGTCAGGGCTTACACCAATAGGGTCTGGTGTAATATTTATAGTTTCTAGAGGTGGGTTATTCTGTAGATCGGTCAATATACTCAAGGGACTATTAACCTCTCGTATTATTGATTGGTCCCTATCTGGTCCATAGAAGTTTATCTTCATCTGAAAATCTAATGTATAAATAATCGTCCTTCTCTGTTCCAAACCACTTTCATAGTCATCGGAAAATGTCACTCCCTGTAAAACTACAGGTACATCTTCCTTAACGTTGGGGTAGTCTGCGAAAGGTTTTACCGTTAGATTGTATTGTGGCGCGAAATAGGGTATGATTTGTTCAACTATCTGCAAAGCATCATCTTGTGACTTCGCATAGATATTTAATTGAAATTGTATATTATACGGAACTCCAGTATAAACCTTTCTGTCTTTTGTATTATCTGTAGATAGAGATTCTCTGTAGGCGTTAACTTTAGGTAATTGTCTTATAGGATCGTATGCAAGATCAACAATCTCGAAAGACATTCGAGGCAACTTCATTGCAACTCTACGTTCAGCTTCTTCACCGTTATCCATTGACGACAGTCTTTCTAGAAAGTTTCTCTTCGGGGCATAAGAGAGAGGAACCTTAACCTGAGATATAACCTCATTAGAACTATTGGTTCGTATTACATGTATATTGTTAAACAATGATCCAAATATTGATACCGTAGTTCTTACACGCTTATTATAAAAATGAGTTCCGAACATTATAATGGATCTCCGAATGGGTTTGACTCACTAAAGTCTAAAAAGTCTGAAGCAAAATCATCAAAGACTTCATTCTGAGACTCGGTATGGATGTCTTGAATTTCTGTTATAGAAGATGGTATCCAGTTAGCCGTGTCACTAGTGATAAGATTGTTGGTTGTCCATAAATGGAACTTACCGTCTGTAGCTCCACTATGCGATATAGAAAGAGTTTTAGTGTCACTATTCCAAGTAGTAACTTCCCCCTTCATTGTATATTCACCATTATCCTGTGTTAAAGTTTGGCCGTCAGTGAATATTCCACCCGAAGATGGTGGGGAGACTATGACAGTGGGTGCTGTCGTATAGAGAGAACCTTGATTTGTAATAATACCGCCAGTTACTAATCCATTATCTATTTCTAAAGTGACTTCTGCTGTAACCCCAGCAGAGTCTAAAGGTGAAGAGAATGTAACTGTTGGTACTGAAGTGTATGCTTTACCTGAATTTATAATGTTCAGATCAGTGACCATTCCATTACTATCAATAACTGAGGTGAGAGATGCGGTAGATACCGAGGTCTCTTCCATAACTAATTCATATTTGAATGCGGATTCCTGTTCAACAATATCGACTCCCTCGATTCCGGTATCGAAGTCCTCGTCGTTATATTCAAACAACTCACATTGCAATCGGAAAGTAGGTAATTGACTTAACTGATAGAATGGTGATTCTGTTTCTACCTTCATAATTTGGAAGATAGATTCTGACATAGGAAGGAATATTAAGTCGCCTTCTCT